CCCTAAGCCTTTAGAAAAAATAAAGAATATATTTGATTGGAGATCATATCCAGAAGAGCAAAAAGAACAATGGTACGACTACATAGATGAAGAATTTAAAAGAAGAGATGAAGGTTTCTGGTTTCGCAATGCTGATGTTCCAACTTATATTACAGGAGCTCACTACATGTACCTCCAATGGTCGAAAATAGATGTTGGTGCTCCAGACTTTAGAGAAGCTAATAGGTTGTTTTTTATATTTTGGGAAGCTTGCAAGGCTGACAAAAGATGCTACGGCATGTGTTATCTTAAAAATAGGCGTTCTGGTTTTTCTTTTATGTCTTCAGCTGAAACCGTTAATTTAGCTACAATATCAAGTGACTCTAGATATGGAATACTATCCAAAAGTGGGGCTGATGCGAAAAAGATGTTTACTGACAAGGTTGTACCTATATCTATAAACTATCCTTTTTTCTTCAAACCTATTCAAGATGGTATGGATAGACCTAAGTCTGAGCTAGCGTATCGTGTACCTGCGAGTAAGTTTACCCGTAAGAAAATAGAGGTCAACGAGAAACTAGAGGAGATAAAAGGTCTTGACACAACGATTGATTGGAAGAATACAGGTGATAATAGTTATGATGGTGAAAAGCTGTCGCTGCTAGTTCACGATGAAAGCGGTAAGTGGGAAAGACCCGATAACATACTTAACAACTGGCGCGTTACTAAAACGTGTCTTAGACTAGGTAGTAGGATTATTGGCAAGTGCATGATGGGATCAACAAGTAACGCTCTTGATAAGGGTGGAGATAATTTTAAAAAGTTGTATCAAGACAGCGATGCAACAAAAAGAAATAGAAATGGTCAAACACGTTCTGGTTTATACTCTTTGTTTATCCCAATGGAATGGAACTATGAAGGATTCATTGATGAATTTGGAGCCCCTGTGTTTAATACTCCCGGACGAGACATTTGTGGACCCGACGGTGAACTAATAGACATAGGTATTATTGAGCACTGGGAAAATGAAGCTGATGGATTAAAAGGAGATCAAGATGGTTTAAATGAATTTTATCGTCAGTTTCCAAGAACAGAAGAACACGCTTTCAGAGATGAGGCGAAAAATAGTATATTTAATTTAGTTAAGATATACGAGCAGATAGATTACAACGAGGGTATTAGGAATAGCTCTGTAGTTAACACGGGTAATTTCCAATGGGTAAACGGAGTAAAAGACACAAAAGTAGTTTTTTATCCAGACCCAAAAGGTAGGTTCAACATTAGTTGGGTTCCACCTGTAGACCTTCAGAATAGAGTTATAATAAAGAACGGAGTTAAACACCCGGGTAATGAGCACGTTGGTGCATTTGGGTGTGATAGCTACGATATTAGTGGAACAGTAGACGGTAAAGGATCTAAAGGTGCTTTACATGGTTTAACAAAGTTTTCTATGGAAGACGCTCCACCAAATCATATGTTCTTAGAATACATTGCAAGACCACAAACCGCTGAAATATTTTTTGAAGACGTATTAATGGCTTTAGTGTTTTATGGTATGCCATTGCTCGCTGAGAACAATAAACCTAGATTGCTTTATTATTTAAAGCGTAGAGGATATAGAGGTTTTAGCATGAATAGACCAGACAAAACATGGAACAAGTTGTCTGTGGCAGAAAAAGAAGTTGGTGGTATACCAAACTCTAGTGAAGACATAAAGCAAGCTCACGCCGCGGCAATAGAGATGTACATACAAGACCATGTAGGCCACAAAGGTGACGGCGACTACGGCAACGTGTATTTCAACCAAACCCTTAACGAGTGGAGTAGGTTTGACATAAACAAGCGTACAAAGTTTGATGCCGCGATAAGTTCTGGTTTAGCTATAATGGCTTGTAATAGACATTTATATACACCTCATGCCGAAACAAAGAAACCAGCATTAAACCTTAACATATCAAGATATACTAACACTGGTAACACATCAAAAATAATAAAATAAAAATATGGCAGAGTCTGTTATAAAAAATTATTTCCCAAGTCAAGTCGTTAGCGACGCAGAAAAAATAAGTTACGACTACGGCTTAAAAGTAGCTAAAGCTATAGAGTCAGAATGGTTTAACGACAACAGCGGAACTGACAGATATGAAAGTTATCAAAATGATTTTCATAGGTTAAGATTATACGCTAGAGGAGAACAGTCAATAAAGAAGTACAAAGACGAGCTTTCTATAAACGGCGACTTATCATATTTAAACTTAGACTGGACGCCGGTGCCAATTATACCTAAGTTTGTAGACATTGTGGTTAACGGCATAGCAGAACGCGTATACGATATTAAAGCGTATTCTCAAGATCCTAATGGCGTTGCTAAACGAACAGAGTATATGGAAAGTATACTTGGCGACATGGCAGCTAAAGAAATGAATGACTTTGCGGCTGAAGAGTTTGGCATGAACTTGTATGAAAACGATCCTGAAACTTTACCACAGACACAAGAAGAGCTAGAGCTTCACATGCAGCTAACTTACAAACAGGCCGTAGAAATAGCTGAAGAGCAAGCTATAAAAGTTTTAATGGAAGGCAACAATTACGATTTAATTAAAAAGCAATTTTTTTACGATCTAACTGTATTAGGTATTGGCGCGGTAAAAACTAGTTTTAACACGTCTGAAGGTGTGGTTATAGACTATGTTGACCCAGCTAACTTGGTTTACTCTTACACAGAGTCTCCTTACTTTGATGACATATATTATGTTGGTGAAGTTAAAACAATACCTATAAATGAATTAGCTAAACAATTTCCGCATTTAGAGCAATCTGATCTAGAAGAAATAAACGAAACAAACTCAGCTCCTCAGACTAATAAACATAGAGGTGGAGGTTATGAGAATCAAGACAACAACAAAGTTTCTGTACTGTATTTTAATTATAAAACGTACATGAACGAGGTGTATAAAGTTAAAGAAACAGGTAGTGGGGCTAATAAAGTTATAGAAAAAGACGATAGCTTTAACCCGCCTGAAGACGCTGAAAACTTCTCTAAATTACAAAGATCAATAGAGTGCTTGTACGAAGGCGCTATAGTTTTAGGGACAAACAAATTGCTTAAATGGGAGATGTCAAAGAACATGATGAGACCTAAAAGTGATTTTACTAAAGTTAAAATGAACTACAGTATCGTAGCGCCTAGAATGTACAAAGGTAAAATAGAGTCTTTAGTTAAGCGTATTACAGGTTTTGCAGATATGATTCAGCTTACACATTTAAAGCTGCAGCAAGTAATGTCTAAAATGGTTCCAGATGGTGTTTATCTTGACGCTGATGGTTTAGCTGAAATAGACTTAGGTAATGGAACCAACTACAGCCCACAAGAAGCTTTAAACATGTTCTTTCAGACAGGTAGTGTTATTGGAAGAAGCTTTACTTCAGAAGGTGACATGAATCCAGGTAAAGTACCTATTCAAGAAATAACGTCTGGATCAGGCGGCAACAAAATACAAGCGTTAATAGGTAATTACAACTATTACTTGCAGATGATACGTGATACGACCGGGCTTAACGAAGCTAGAGACGGTAGTACTCCTGACGAAAGAGCTTTGGTTGGCGTTCAAAAAATGGCGGCGGCTAACTCTAACACAGCCACTAGGCATATATTAAACTCTGGTTTATTTTTAACAACCGAAGTAGCTGAAGCTTTATCTCTAAGAATATCTGATATAATAGAGTATTCTCCAACTAGAGACGCTTTTATTCAAAGTATTGGCGTACACAATGTAGCTACGCTAGAAGAAATGAGCAACTTACACTTATATGACTTTGGTATATTTTTAGATTTAGCTCCAGACGAAGAAGAGCAGGCAAAGCTAGAAAATAACATACAACAAGCTTTAGCTCAACAGACTATAGACTTAGAAGATGTTATTGATTTAAGAGAAATAAAGAATATTAAGCTAGCTAATCAACTTCTTAAAATACGTAGAAAGAAGAAGATGCAGAAAGATCAGCAAATTCAACAACAAAACATTCAAGCACAGTCTCAAGCTAACATACAGCAGCAGCAGGCTTCTGCACAGATGGAAGTACAAAAGCAACAAGCTCTTAAACAAGCTGAAGCTCAACTAGCTCAAATGCAAGCGCAGTTAGATGCTCAAAAACTACAAGCAGAATCTGTTATTAAAGAGAGGCTTATGGCTCAAGAGTTTCAGTACAACATGCAGTTAAGGGCTATGGATAGCCAAGCGCTTGTTAATAGAGAGAAAGAAAAAGAAGATCGTAAAGACAATAGAACTAAGATTCAAGCTTCCCAACAGTCAGAGCTTATAGATCAAAGAAAGTCAGGTAAACCACCTAAAAACTTTGAATCATCAGGTAATGATACTATTGGAAGTGGATTTAATTTAGGTGGTTACGATCCTAGATAAATTACTAATTTATATTTTATATTATGGAAGAAAACGAAAACGTAGTCGAAGAGACTACACAAGAACAGGCTGTAGAGACAGTTGATGAAACTAAATTTGAAAGCGCTGGCGATGACAGCGTTTTTAAAGTAGACTTAAGCAAAGACCCAACAGAACCTAGCGATGAGCAAGATCAAGTTGAAAATGACGGAGTTGACGAGGCAAGAGTGGTTGGAAGCGATGAAAGTGCCGACACCGTTGAGAAACAAGAAGAAGTACAGGAGGAAAACGAAACACAAGAATCTCCAGTATTAGAAGAAATAACCGATGAAGAGCCGAACGAGGCTTTGAAAGAGTTGGTAGATGAAGTAGAAGAAGCTGTAGAAGAAGCTGAAGCTACTGGTCAGCCGCTACCAGAAAACATTCAGAAGTTAGTTGACTTTATGAACGACACTGGCGGTACGCTAGAAGACTACGTTAGCCTAAACAAAGATTACTCTGGTTTAGATAACTTAACTCTTTTAAGAGAATATTATAAACAGACTAAGCCTCACTTAAACGCGGAAGAAATAGACTTCATGATGGAAGATCAATTTTCTTTTGACGAAGAAATAGATGAGGATAGAGATGTTAGAAGAAAGAAATTAGCTTTGAAAGAGCAAGTTGCTCAAGCAAAGAACCACTTGGAAAGTGTAAAATCCAACTACTATGATGAAATTAAAAATGGCTCAAGGTTGACAACAGAGCAGCAAAAAGCTATTGATTTTTTCAACAGGTATAACAAGGAATCGGAAGAGTCCAACAAAGTAGCTGAAAAGCGACTTAATACTTTTAAACAAAAGACTGATAATCTTTTTAACGACAAATTCAAAGGTTTTGAATACAACGTCGGTGATAAAAAGTACAGGTTTAATGTTAAAAATAAAGAGTCGGTTAAAGAAACACAGAGTGACATTAACAACTTCATCAAAAAGTTTTTGAACGAAGACAATACAATCTCTGACGCTAAAGGTTATCACAAATCTTTATACACGGCTATGAACCCAGATGCTATAGCACAGCATTTTTACGAGCAAGGCAAAGCTGACGCTCTAAAAGATAGTGTTGCTAAAGCTAAAAACGTTAGCATGAATCCTCGTCAAGAACACGGCGGAGAAGCTAATACTGGCGGATTAAAGTTTAAAGTTTTGGGCCAAAATTCTTCTGATTTTAAGTTTAAAATTAAAAACAGAAAATAATTTATTAACCCATTTAAAACTATAAAAAAATGGCAATATCAAGTGCAAACGGAATAGACGCAGCGCCTAGAAAACAGACGCTAAACTCTAATTACGTTGATTTTACAAGTTCAGCTACTGAAGGCTGGGCACAACAATACTTACCAGACTTAATGGAGCAAGAAGCTGAAGTCTATGGTAAAAGAACTATCGCAGGATTTTTAGCTCAAGTAGGTGCTGAAGAGCCTTCTGCTTCTGACCGAGTAGTTTGGTCTGAACAAGG